ATTTGGAACAGCTGTTGATTGACGTATGATTTGTTTTTGTTCGCCCCGCAATACATCTTTCATATAATCATAACGGTATTGCATACGCTTATTAGTGCGAAGCTGAACTTGTATTTTATCAATCCAATAGATAACTGTTGCGTGATTTGTAATACCCATTTCAATTGCAGTTTGTTGCAACGTAAATCCTAAATGATTGTATAACATATAGCCAACTAATTGCTTCGCTTGTGCGACCTCTTTTAGCCTTGAATTGCTATTTAATACTCTATCGTAAATAACATCCGATGGAACTCTTTCTGAATGGTATAATTGTGCTGCCCAATAGCACAAATCTTTTGTGGTTTCTTGCATTATGATTTGGTTTTAAAAAGGGTGGCTTTTTACACCACCCATAGTTTTACATTTCGTCTACGCCTTGTTCTTCTTGCTTAACAAATAGTTCGGGCTTTACAATTTGTAACGCCTCGATAACTACTTTTGCATCGCCTAAAGTGTATGCGCCTTTGTTTTGTGCTACTGCTACTGCATTTACCAGCACTTGTACTGCTTCTTCGTGTGTCATAATTAAAATGGCAAATCCGTTGCCTTCGGTTCTAAATCATTGTTTGTTGTTGGTGCTACATAATCATTCAAGTAAATCTTGAAATCAGGTTGCTTTTCTTCTTTCTTGTATGAGTTTGCCCACATAGAGTAGCGTTTACCCTCCAAAGTAAAGTTAATTACTTCGCCTTTTGGAGTTTGCTTTTTCCAAGCACCCCAGCTTTCTTTCTTTTCTTCTGACATAATTGTTTATTTAATTGTTAAAGATAAACCAAGTCGTCCCGACTTGATTGGTGGATTGATTGTAATTATTTCACCATCGTTTGTAACGATTGTTGTAGGAGATGTTATGGCACTTAAAAATGCTTCACGTTTTTTGATTGCATCTTTAATATCGCACAATGCTTGTTGTAAGCTATCCCATTCAGGATCGTTACAAGTTGAATAATCAGTTCGTGAACCTATTGTTTTTTCAATTACTTCTACTGACTGTAGTTTATAAACTTCACCACGACCAAGAACTAATCTATCTTCTGCTATTGGTCTGCTAACTTCCTCCAGCTGCTTACCAAGTTCTTGCATCTTTTTAGCAGATATAAGGACTTCTAACGCATCTAAATTACCATCGAGTATGTTTGCCTTAACCAACTGACTTTGATTACTTATAGTCGCTTTATCGAGAGATTGCACTTGCAACCCCTCGAATGTTAATAGTTGATTATCCATTTAATTGTACTTTCTTTTTATCCTTTGCATCAATAAATTCTTGTTGCTTTTGGAATTGTGGGTATTTTGCCCAAATTGTTTTTAATCCCTCTAAAGTATTAGCTAAACCAATATCGTAAACGGCAGTTTGTAGATTTACAGTTGGCATTTGTGGAATGTTGCCATCGTTTGTAGCATCACTATCTTTAGTATCATCAATTCCAAACAAACCATTTAAGGCATATTTACGAGCATATGATGAAGAAGCACCTGTAATTTGTGAACTATCCATTCCCTTTTTAACTTCTTCTTCTCTTGCCCAACCATCTACCGACCATCGGTCTATACCATCGGTAATAATTGCACTTGCCTTGATGTAATATCGTGTGCCTTGTGCTACTAATTCATCGGTAATTGATAGGAATAGACCTTGCTCTTTTAAATGTGGTTTAAGGGCTTCTAAAATATCTTCACAAGAACGATACTTGTAACCACCGAATTTATTTGTTTGACCTTTAGGCGCTTTTAATTCACTTTGAATTAATACCAGCTTTTCGATTAGGTTTTTCATTATAGGTTCTGAAATTCATTGTTTGCGAAATACCATTCTTCTAATTCACCGAACTCATTGGTAAATTGAATTAATGCCTTGTCGAAGAATTTTTTTAAAATCGTTCCTTCTTTACCGATTGTGATTGCATCTACACCTTGTGGATTTGCAACAAGTATGACTTTTTGTAACATTAGTTTATTAGTTTTAAGAAATTAAATATAAGGTTTTTTGTTGACAATTCAAAATGCTCTTTGCGTTCTGATTTGAATATTTGTTGTTGCTCATAAAGTTTCCGATATTTTAACCTTGCTAATTCTATCGGTGTAAGTGAATTGTCTTTGATTAGTTTCATAAGTTTAAAATAAAGGGTGGCTTTTACACCACCCGATTTGATTAATTTTTGTTTAATAATTCTTCTAAATGTTTTTTCCAATCTGCATACTTTCCTTGATAATATGCTTTCATTGATGGGTGGCACTTTTGACAAGATTGTCTTAAAAGTTCGATTTGTTTTTGTGTGTTTTCGATTTGTGCTTTCATTTTCGTTTTGTTTGTTGACCAAAGATATATCAAATACATAATAGGTTGTATCAAAAAAATGAATTATTTTTTTTCAAGTTATGTAACTGCTTGATAATCAATCAAAAAAAGTTTAGTTAGAAACAAAAAAAGGTAGCCAAATAAATGACTACCTCTAAACCAATAAACAAAAAACTAAACTAACTATGCTCCTCTTGGCAGGAGTTTGGCGTAAATCACATAAACACCAATAACCAAAAGTAATACTAAAGCTGTACGCTTCCAAAACAAACTTTCAACAATTACCTGTTTACTCTTAATAACCGTTTTAGTAATTGGCACGATTATCTTTTTAGGCTCTACGTTGGCCTTTACACGAATGTAATTGTTTTTAATCTTTTCAATAGTTACAGTTACTTGGTTCGTGCTATCTTTTAAATAAATAAAACGGTCGTTCCATTGCGTTAATGTATCCAGCTTAATGATTGGTGGCGTAATTATAGTATCGCGAACGGTAACGTATTCCTTTTCCTTTACTTTACGGATTGCACACCCGCTTAAAATAAAGCCATATAAGGCACTGAAAATTAAAATGTATGTAAATCTACGCATCTTTAGAAATAGTAAATCCTACGCCGCCTAATGCGCCCCAAACCATTGTTAAACCTTGTGCATCTATCAACTTGAAGAAGTATGCCACACCGAATACTGCAAAGAAGACGCCAACGAGTGTTGTGCGCCAATTCTCTTTTAGCAATGCTAATGCTTTTTTAAGTGTTTCCATACTTATAAATATAAGTTTAGTAAACTATTGACAAAGTAATTTTCTCGCCTTTGCTTAATGCTTTCTGCATTTCAGCAATAAGTTGCTTCTCTTGACTACCAAATACCCAATTCTTAATTCCTTGCCAAGAAGATGGCTTGTTTATATTACGTTGTTTAGCAACAAGTACGCAACCTTCGCTATCCTTATGGGTATTACCTCCGTGAAAGCGAATACCTTGAAATCCCGGTACGTTTAATACTTCGGGCATAATACGTTTAAACCTATTGCTCATTGATAGGATCATTCTATATTCACCACTTGGTATTGCAGTATTTGCTTTTACCTTATGCGCCTTTACAAAATCAATACTATCGGTATTTTTTAGCTTTCTATCTATATCTTCAAGCGTGTAGCAAAAAAATTTATCATTAATATATAAGCTACCAAGTGTTTCAGTTGGTGTTAATACTTCACGAATTACTTTTATTTTCATAATATTCATCTATTTTAATTCCAGCTTGTTCTTCGTTCTTCATAATCAACTGAACATTAAATATGATTGCGGATAAATGATCCTCACTTCTATCGCCCAATTCATATTTAGCAAGATGCCTATGCAAACTTTCAAGCGCTGCTTCAGTTGGTTGGCCTTTTTGCCAATTATCTTTTCCATATTTATTACAACCCATTCTAAGCAAATATCCAAAACGCATCCTTAAGTAAGCGGTTAAATGGTTTACCAATGGTTTATTTGTATCATCTTCACGTTGGCTACCACTTTCAAAAATGCGCTTGGTATCAATTACATTGCTTTGGTTTTCTAATGTGGTTGAAGTGGATGCTTTTTGCCACCACTCCATTGTATCGTGTGTTATTGTCATTTTAGGATATTTTTCTCTTAAATGCTTTTCATAAGAAGCATCTTGTATATAGTTATAAAAATATTTAAAGCTATCTTCTATGCTCATTTCTTTTGAATTACTAATCTTAAAGCATTACGAATTTCTTTTAGTTCGGCTTCCTTTTGTTGCTTCATTTTCATCAAGGCATCAATCTTCTTTTGCCTTGAAATTTCATTAGCTAATGCTTCCAATATTCTCATCTTTATATCGTTCAATTAAAATTCTATTAGATTGCTGTTGCGAAACTGTGTGGTATTTACCACAAGGAACACAAACGTATTGCACTTTCTTCATTCCACTTGCAGTTGTGCGATGTTTAGTAATATTGATTTGCTTACTTCCACAATGAGGGCAAGAATTTCTATCGTCATACAATGCAACTCCACGATGTGTTTTATGTGGAACGTAACTTGATAAATGGTTAAACACCTTTTCAAGAATTACAACATCATTCTTGCAATACTTAATCATTGATGCCAACGCCTTTTTGTCGTTATTCAAAACAATATCGCGCCACAATCCAAAACCTGTTTCCAGCTTACTGCCTATACCCAAGAAATTAGCGATGTAATCTAAACGATTAGAATTAAATCTAAAGGCACTACGCGCTTGTTTAAGCGTATCAATAGTAGTGTATTGTGGAAACATAGGTAAACGATGGAATAATGCTCTTGTGCGTATCCACGTTAAATCAAATTTATCGCCATTATGGCCAACAAGTTCTTCGGCTTCGTTTGCTATCTTAATAAAATCTATTAGCATTTGTTTATCGCATTGGTCTTTATCCCAATTTAACGAATAAACCTTTTTATCATTTTCCCATTTATAGCAAATGCAAATGATAGCACGTTCTTTAATAATGTTTGAGTATGGAACTTGCAGTTTGTAACCCGACTGCCAAAAGAAACCAATATTAGGACTTGTTTCTATATCGAAGAATAAACGTCCCTTTGTTTGTGTAGCCATATTTTGTTTAATTATTTAAACAAAAGTATATTAAAAAAGAAATGCTTTGTTTTAATGTTGAAAGTTTACAAGAAAACCTTTTTGATTATATCAATGACTGTGTAGCCACCTGCTAAACCAGCGCCAATTAAAAAGAAATAAAAGTGCTTAAACTTTTGGTTTATCTTTTCAATATCTCTTGTATTGTTATCCGTCTTTTCTTTGATCCCTTCGCCAATATAATCGCTACCAAGAATGGCATCTTCTATATTTTGCACCTTATGCGATAACTCTCGCACTTCGGCAAATAATTTATCTAATGTCTGCATCTCCTTCTGTGTCATTACTCAACTCCGTCGGGCAAGGTGTAACTACTTGGTACTGCGCATCTATTTGCAACGTATGGAAGTGCAAGTGTAATTTGTGCTTGTACACCCGCAACTAAATCAGATAATCTTTCGTTAAAGAAAGTAATTGAAACATTATCACTCATTACGAAATCCCATTTTTCGCTTCGTAACTGCGCAATAATATCTTGACAAATTAACATTTGGTCAGCAATAACTTCGTCAGTATTTGCGCCATCACCATAAACTAAATCAGCAAATATGATTGATATATTGAAATTGAATACTTTACCACTAATGTTTGAATTTTGCATAGTGCAATACATTAATGGGTAGGTAATGCTTTCGCTTTCGCCAATTTCCCAAACATCGCCCCAACCAAAATCATTTATTTGGTAATGCGCATTGGCTAAATCATTTAGTATTGTTCTTACCTGTGTTATTGTCATTTGTCTTCACTTGTTGCAAGTAAACTTTTAGCTTACTTACATTTTTTACTGAATAATCTTTAGCCATTAATATCTAAAATCTACACCACAAGCACCACCTTCACTTTGGTATCTATCTTCAAAACTTCCACAACCTATTGCAGTACCACCTAAATAAAATCCATTTGAATAGCTTGTGCTATTTGGGTGTATTATATCTGCGCCATTACCGGGATTGTCATACAATGGGTAATCGACATCGTTTTCAATTAAATAATTTGTAATTCGTTGTGCGTACCACTCGCCTTTATTCTTATAATATTCCATTAAATCAAATAATTCTGAAATACTTGGAACATCGCTATTTTCACTTGTCTTCTTTAATACATTCTTGTTGGTTAATTTAAAACCTAAAGACATAACCATTTCAGAAGCTACATACCAGCATAAACAGTCAGTAATGTAATTATCCAAAAGTGCTGCGTTCAATACGCTTACATCTTCATTTGCAATTTGACTTTGCAATTCTAAATATAAACCTGTTCCCAATATTGGCTCGATGAACATATCTTGCGCCTGTTTGATTGTTGGTTTAATCAACTTCGGATCTACGTTATCTTGCAACAAACTTCTATCTTTTAGCGTTTGTTCTGAAATGAATAAGATATTTGCACTCATTTTATTTAATTACTACTTGTTCTACCCAACGATGTCTGCAATAAGGCGTCGTTACACCTGTTCTTGGATTGTGATAAAAACCACCTCTACGTTGCCAAACTGAATATCCTAATCGTTGGCTAATTTGTTCTATTTCTTTACGAGAATAAACTCGGTCTAATTGAATTAATCGTCTGCAAAAATCTCTTGTAGTATCAATGATTGCTTCGCCTAAACCAGGACTTACTTCGTATGAATAACGAATGCTAATTTCAGCTAATGGCTTTCTTGCTTTCTTTTGAACTTTACCAGCTTCAGTTAATTCTCTCGAAATAATTGTTGCTTGTTTCTTATTTATTTCAGAAGATACTAACAAACCATTGCTTTCTAAATTTGCAATCGCACCCGATACCATTTGCGCATCTACCTTTAAAGCATTTGCTATTTCATTCGCACTTATTAATGCGTTCTTTTCAATTAAATCTAAAATACCACTTTGCACTTCAGTAATTAAAATATCAACATCAGCAAAATCTTGGTGTTGCATTGGCTCAAAGTTTTCGTCGAATTGAACCTTACGAGATTTTAAAACTTGAAATTCGCTTTTAGATGTTCCAAATTCGCTAAATACTTCAATAGCAAAATCGTCTTCTTGTGCGCTAAATTGTTCTTTTTGTTGCACTTGTTGTACTAATGAACCTAAACCCACTAAACTACGCAATTCTTCGGTAGTCATACTCTCTATAACTTTTGTTGCAATATCTTGTGGTAATGATTTAATAGAATTTACAACATCTTGCTTTTCGTTTAATAAAGCAATAGCAGGTAAACCAAGTTTTTCACGAATTTCGTCTTGCGTCATATTAGAAGCAATAATTTGCTCACTAAATTCAAATCCTAATGGTTCGGTATGTTGAATATGAAATTCCTCATTAATTCCAAACAATGGCAAGATATAAGCAAACCATCTTTCAATGAATTTTTGCTTACCATTTACATAAGTATTTTGGAATATCTCATAAGCAGTACGCATTTCATTTCTCGCGCCTAAAGCACCCTCCGTACTGATACCAAATAACGAAGCAGATGTAATACGATGCCCACTGAAAATCTCTTGTTGTATGGTCTTATTTAGCAAATCGAATTGCTTGTCTAAATCTGAAGCAGAAAGGTCTAAAACAGTTGGTGCTTTTGCAGGATCGTTATTAAAGTTAATAATGAATTTACCAGCATTGGCTTCACCTGCAAATTTATCTCGCATTCTGCGTTCAATAGTGCGTTGTTCTTCTTCGCTTGGAGTTCCATTGTTGAATGAAATCAATTTTGATGGCATCATTCCGTTATGGATAGCGTTTAAGTGAAACTCACTTACTGCAACATCAAGTTCAATGTAGTTCATTGCGCCTTGATATGTTGGCAAAGTATAAGTATCTACACCCGGTCTATATTCCTTAATGTAAATAATTTGTTTACCACTCTTATTATTTTCGTCAAATGCTGCAATGCCTTCAATATCGTCGGGTTTTTGTTTACTATCCCATTGGTCAGATATATAAAAATAAGTATTGTCTGCGTTTGAACGTACTTTATTGTAATCAATATGATAAAGAGAAGTAGCAGTTCCGAAAGGATTGTAAATTACTTCCAAATAACAACCACCAAAAGTTTCAATATCAAGTGCAACTTTATCTAAAATGTCGTTAATAGTTTCGCCATTACGATTGATGCTTTCTTCTGCTAAATATTGCTTGGTTTCATCTTCAAATACGATCCCGTTACCAGCTATAAAATTAGCTTTTCCGTTTACAATAGCGTTGTGCTTTGCAGAAGTATTTAAAAGCGAAAGTAAATGGCTTGGATATTTATTATCCGCACCATAAGAAACCCATTCTTGGTTCTTTTTCTCAACAAATTTAGGTTGGGAATATTCGCTAAAATTAATTGTTATTAAATCGTTCATTTACTTATGTCTTTATTGCCTTGTTTTTTGTTGCTATATTCTTGTAAACCCAATCTTATTAGCAATTCTTGAACAAGGTAATTGTCATCATTACACCACTTATCTAACTTGTTCTTATCTATAAATATAATTTCTTCCAAACAAATACAATTTTGTTCATCGTATAGTTGGCACGTTACATTTATTCCTTTTTCAAACAATATGTATCTAAATGGTAAAATGTTTACCGAAGATATTGTTCTTTTTAAACTTCCGACTTTTAATTCGGTTTCAAGTACTTTAATTCTCAAATGGTGGTGATAAAGTAGCGTCTATTGGATTTTTCTTTAACTCAACTTGAGCATCTAAATTAGCATCAATTTCTGCTACATCTAAACTTGCTTCTAACCAGCTTTCAACTTCTTCTTTAGTTAAATCTTCGTAGCTAACAAATTCTTCCGGTGTAGGGTTTCCTACCGAACAAGTACCATAGCTTTCTGCACTAAATTCTCCGTCAGTTGCAGTTCTTCTCCAATGTACTAATGTTACTACATCTTTCATTTCGCCTTCTGAAAGTTTAACTTCCATAGCGTTTACAATCCAATTATATTCCATTTTTAATTATTAAATAAATGTGCGTTTTTAATTATAAACAATTCAGCAGAAACAATATTTCTATTTATTGAAACACCTTCTATTGTCATTGCATCTTTGTTTGTGCTTGTCGCTAAATAAAAGCAATTATCAATATTAAATATTTCATTAACATATAATAAGTATTCTTCTCCAATAGTAAATTGGTCGCCTACGTTTATTGTTTTATTGTTAAAAGTATATGTATTTAAAATTTCCATAATTATTTATTAAAAACCACTGTAACAATTAAATTTATATGCGTTACCATTAGAACAAGTAATAGTCGGTGTTTGTGCAATTGAAATATCGGAATAAGCTGCAATAAACGTATCGTTTAAATAATATTCAATAGTTGCACCTTCGTCAAAAGGATTACCTGCTGTTACTAAAACCGTATCACCGTTTACCAATGTAGCAGTTAAACTAAAAAGTACACCGCCTTGGCTAACTCCATTTTTTT